GTCTATACTTTATTTTTTTACCAGTAACAGGTAAATACAACTCATAGGTTGGTGTAGAAATGACAGGTAATGGCATATAGAATAATATCAGTAAAATTATTTAGTAGGTAATTTGAAGTCTCCGAAAGATTCTCCAGCAACAAATTTAGTTTTAGTTGGTACTTCCCATCCTACAGTAGAAAAATCTTCCATTGTATACTTATTAGCCCATCCAGGATCATTTTCTAATAACTTAGAAGCTTCTGTAAAGTTTACTGATGTTTTTAATTTACCCCATATATTAGTAGAATCTTTATTATTTGAAGTACCTCTCTTCTCATCAATACTATTGATCTTTCCAGAAACATAACGAGTATATTCAAAACTAGCAGATGCTACTAAAGTTCTAGATTGATCATATCCAACATTAATAGGAGATACTGCTCTTGGAAACAATCCAAAGAAAGTGTACTCTATACTATTAAGGTAGTCTCGTTCAAACTTAGTAATCTTAGTCTGATCCATCTTATAAGTATCTGGATATTGCATTTTCGCAAAGTAATTTGGATCTGCTTGCGAAAATCCTCCAGAATTTGATGTTCCATTTTGTGGATTATATGAACCGCTGTTCATAAATTCCATCCAGTGCTCTAAGAATTTTATAACCTTATAATCTTTATCGACGTAAAACTCCATAGTAATAGGAGTATACAATCTTGTATGAGCAAACTTTTCAGTTACTCCCGCAAAGTTACCAGTTACATTAACAGTCGCATTCGAAGCAACAGGTAAAGATGTACTATAACATAACAATCCACAATCACCAGCGATGAACCTTTGGTCTACACCTCTTGAGGATAGATACTCCTTTAACGCTGCAGGAGGTGCGCCAAACCGAACCTCATATTGAGACGTTTGTGCGACATTCGTAATAGTTCTTTTGAAATCGCTTATTCTTCTTGGGAATGGTGCTGACAAACTAAATACCAGTATGATTAGTTATTATTATTTAGATGGCATATTCGGGAAAATATCAACCATCGTTTCCAAAGAAATATAAAGGAGATCCAACTAACATAATTTATAGGTCTCTTTGGGAAAGAAAGTTCATGAGATACTGTGATCTGAATGAAAACATTTTAGAATGGGGAAGCGAAGAAATTATTGTACCATATCGTTCTCCTGTTGATAGAAGGGTTCATAGATATTTCCCAGACTTCTATATTAAGATAAAGGAGTCAAATAAATCTATAAAGAAATATCTAATTGAAATCAAACCAAAGAAGCAGACTGTTCCTCCAAAGAAACCTCAGAGACAAACAAAAGGTTACCTCAGAGAAGCATATGAATATGCCAAGAACCAATCGAAATGGGCAGCAGCAAGAGAATATTGTGCTGATCGCGGTTGGGAATTTAAAGTTATTACCGAAATCGAGTTAGGAATATGAGTCGCTTATCGGGATTAGTACGAAAGAAAATCGGCGGGGAAGATCCCGACGACACAATGCAAGACATTATGGAAGCATTGGGATCTGAATCCCAAGGAGTACCAGAAGTCGGAAAGTATTATACTTTTGTATATTCCCCTAAGACACCAAACATTCAATATGACGAATTTCCTCTAGTTGCTGTTACTGAAATATTCTCTTGGGGATTCAGAGGTTTAAATTATCATTGGCCAGGTTTTAGACAGTATACCTATCCAGAAATTGTTGGTGGAACATACAATGTTGAAGATGGTGAAGAACTTGAAGATGCTAAAAGATTGTCATATGGAAAAAAGCGTCTAAATAACTAAAAATAGTCTTCTATGTCCAAAGAAGAAAGGATTGCTGCAAATATTGCCAGAGCAAGAGCGGGAAGGTCCAATAATGGAACTACAACACCCGCTTCGGATACTACTGCCAAAGCATCCGAAACATCTAACGAAGAAGCAAAAGATGAAAACAAACCATTAAGATATCCATATAGTAAATTATATGAATCTGACGACTATCTAAAAATAGAGGTATATGATTTCGTACCCCCTGGATTCGAATTAGCAGGACCTGAGCGTAATCTAAGATTAAGAACAACTGATGAAACTTTTGAGAAAGGACTGCACAAATTACTCAGGACTATCATATTACCAATACCAGAAGGTGTTGCAGATAGTAATGCTGCAAGTTGGGAAGCAGGTGGATTAGGTCCTGGAGGCGCAGCAATTGCAGCTGTAGCTGGTTCTTTTGTTGGTGGAGAGGGAGCAAAATCAGGTAATATTGGACAATCACTTAAAGAAGCTGGCGGGACAATACTGGATATGGTAAATAGTGTTACAAAAACTGACTCTGCTACATTAAGAAACGTAGTAACAGGAACAGCAGCAGGATTAGCTGCTAATGCACTAGTTGGAGCAAATGTTAATGTATTTTTCGGTAGATCTACTGGATTAGCACTTAATCCTAATCAGCAACTATTATTCAATTCTACCGTTGGTAGACAATTTACTTTTGGTTGGGACATAGTTCCAAGAGGTAAAAAAGAAGCGGAGATGATAAAAGAAATTATTAGAGAATTTAAGATAAGAATGGCTCCAACAAGAGATACTGACAAATCTTTTAACGGACTATTTTTAAAATCTCCATCAGTTTTCAGACTACAATATATGAGTGGATCGGAACCTCATCCATTTTTAAATAAATTTAAAACTATGGCATTGACGGGAATGTCAGTCAATTACACGGGTTCAAATACTTATGCAACCTATGATGATGGAACACCAGTTCACATGAAACTATCACTAGGATTTGCAGAACTTACTGCTATCTACAGCGGAGATTATAAAGGAACAGGAGGAGTAGGTTACTAATGAGTTACTTTAGAGAAATACCAGATATTGAATATCCATCATTTCTTAATGATAAAAACTCTTCCCTAGACTATGTTAGGGTAAAGAATTTATTTCGCAGAGTAAAATTAAGAGATGATTTACAAAATGTATTCACTTTATTCAACAACTACATTATAAGAGATGGTGCCCGCCCAGATAGTGTTGCTGAAGAAATCTATGGAAATCCAAACTATGATTGGGTTATAGTCATGAGTGCTGGGATTATTAATCTCAGAAATGAATGGCCACTTTCAAATTATGAATTGTACAATTATGCTTCCAACAAATATGGAACTGAACTCAATGCAGTCAAGCACTATATTACTAAAGAAGTAAGAGATAGTAACAATAGGTTGATTCTTCCTGCTGGCAAAATTGTCGATGGTAACTTTACTATTCCAGATCCAGCGAATACCAGACTAAACTTAGCACAAAGTAAAGTCGTAACTCCAGTAACTAACTTTAGTTATGAGACAGAACTTAATGAAGAAAAACGTCGTCTCAGAATCCTAAGACCAAGTTACGTCGAAACATTTGTAGATGACTTCAAGTCTATCATGAAGTATACGAAGTCTTCAGAATATGTTACCAGAACTTTAATAAGAACTACTAATCCAAACATCAAGTCGCCATAAAAAAAGGGGAGTTAACCTCCCCTCAAAAGATTGATGTATGCTGCTATAACAAGTAACGTCAAGCAGATTTGGTTGTACTTCACTCTTCAGCGAGTTTGGCGAAGTAAGACATTGCATCATCATCTTCATCAGAAGAACTAGAAGCAACGATATCCTCTGCGTTGAAGTCTCCAGGAGTAGAAGTTACTGCGGGTGCAGTGCCACGATTAGAAGCGCGGAACTCTTCTTCTGCTTCAACAGTTTCCTGATCTTGGAAGCGAGAAGTGCCCTTGTTACCAAGTACATAGTCCATACGCTTCTTCAGGTCTTCATAACTCTTGAACTGATCAGGAGCAACAAAGTCTTCTAGAGAATATTCTTTCTTCCAGATTGCTTCCATTGCATCATCATCGTCCAGCAGTGCAGAGGTGCGAGCGAACTCAGAAGAGTCATAGTTACGATAACCAGCAACGTTCTTTGCCTTCAGTTTGAAGTTGGCACCTTGCCAGAAGTCGAACGGATCGATTGCTTCCTCGTCCTCAAACTCAGGTTGCATGGCAGCAGTCAGTTTGTCAAAGATCTTCTTGCCGAACTTGTACAGGAAGACTTTACCTTCATTCTCAGGATTTGCAGGATCCTTGACAACATAGATGTTTGCAATGTAAGTCAGTTTACGCTTCTGCTTACGTGCCATTTCTTTGCCAGCATCCGTGCCGTTATTCCACAGCATGGAGTTGTACTCAGACACAGGATCTTTCTGTCCCAGAGTTGTCAGAGAGTTCTCAATATACCAACCACCAGGACCCTGGAAGGCATGGGAATATAGTTTAACGAACGGCAGGTCTTCGCCGTTAGGTGCAGGAAGGAAACGGATAACGGCATAACCATTGCCGCCTTTATCACACTCCAGTTTCCAGAGACGATCATCGCCAGAAGATGAACCATTATTATTCATCTTTTCAACTTCCTTGACCAGTTTTTGGGTCAGGGAACCAAGCTTAGATTGCTTCTTAAGATCTGCGAAAGACATTTGGATTACCTCGGATAAATTTGGATTCGGGGGATTTACTTAGATAGTATAACAAAGATCTTCTCAAGCGTCAACATATGCTTTGAGAGATTCGATGGTTGCACTCATACTACTGAATAAATTTTGCATGTCAGTTTCTGGTGGGAATCCCATCATAGCAACCGACTTGCGTAGATTCTCTTTCATCTCAACCGCTTCTGGATCGTCTGAAAGAGATAATCTAGTATACATCACTCTTTGCTTTTCCAGCAAAGTCTGCAACATTTCGATGTGTTCTAACTTGTCCTTTCTGGACATACCACCAAAGGAAAGAAGACTTCCGTAGATTTCTTCCTGTAGTTTATTAATTTTTTTCAGTTCTTCTTGAATTATATCTGATTTAAAAAAGTCACTCATCTACCATGTCCCGCAATATTTTTTTGTAGTTAAACACATCAATATTTATGAAAGGTCCATATTTTTTTAATTTTAAACTGACGGTTTCCCACACTGGATCTTTCAGTTTTTTATCGAAATTTTTTGAAAAATGGAAAATTTTGTCGTAGATCACTAAGTTTTCCAGCGATAATCTGCCGCTTAGATACTCTTTGAGAATTTTCGGATGACCCTGAGAGCAATCGAATAGACTCTCCAATCCGTTCTGAGAGAGCAATTCGTTGCTTTGTTCTTTGAACAAGTAGGTGGAACTCTGTTTCTTTTTCATCCATTCGGCGTAAGTCCTTTCTCCAGAATTGATAATTTCGCCAATCCATAGATTTTGTGGGTTGTCAGCAGCAGAAAAATTAGATACTAGAAAGTCTACGACTTCTCCATCAGAATACTTTCGAGAAGTCTTTTCAAACCAATACTTATCCTTACGCTTATTAAAAGAAGTTAGACTTGCTCTAGTCTTAGCTCCATATTTAAAAAAATCGTACTTTGGATTTGTAAAATGATTTTTTAATGACAAATAATGCTGATACGTTTCAAAGGGAGTCACTTTCATCTTCAACCAAATCAAGACCTTCAATACAATCTACGCTGACTTTATGCTTGCCAGCAATCAAATACCAATGTCGTTCTACACCCAGAATGTCTGGATAGAACCCAAGATATTCTAATTCATTAGAATTATTCTCACGCAACCATGCTTGTAGGCGATGGTGCATCAATTCATCACGAGAAATCATAAGGGGAGTTTTGCCCTTGAAGTCTTCTTCATGAAGTTAAGACGAATAGCGTCCCACTTCAGGCGTTCCTTCAGGGGTTTTGAAATGAGTTTCGTTACAGAGTCTACCTCAATACTGTTGATTTCGCAATAGTAACAGATAGCATCAATATAATTCATTGACTCTTCTGCTACAATTTTTTCAATCTCAAGAGCAAACTTTGATGGTGTGAGAAATTTCTTCTCAATAGCTTGTTCTAGTTCTTTATTTGGTTCCATAGAGCTCCAGTTTATCTCCAACAAACTTTCTAATATATTTGCTGAGAAGTTTGATGTACTTTGATTTGTCTCTTTCTTCATAGACGACGCATTCTCCATTTTCACATGCCATGATGATTACAAGTTTTTTGACTGAGATACCAGTCAGTTCGTACAGCATACAACCATATGCCATGCACTGTACAAAATAATGCTCAATCCACTCTCGTGGTTTGGGTTTCTTAGATGTTTTGAAATCGATTATTGCTAACTCACCGTTATATTCGGCAATACAATCAACTGTTCCAGCAATACCAAGTTCCTTACTATATAGGGAACCTTCCAAAGCGTATATATTATTTATATTTTTTAGTTTCTCTTTAGAGATCTTGAAAAGAAAATCTGAGATAGGTCGAACCTTTGGCAGATTTTCATTTTTCAGAAAGTGTTCAGTAAGAGTGTGCATATCAGTACCGCGACCAGTTGCCGCTTTAGTAATACGATCTGCTTCCTCGTTACCAACTTTCTTTCGCCATTTGATAAAAATCTCCTTATTAAAATGACTGGTCACCGATGTGATGGAGACCAGTCGGAGGAGTTCTTCGTCTGTAGGAACTTTGTAAAACCTTACACCATCAATAGTCTCCCTTTCAAGTTTTGGGAGATCAATATCAACATGATTAAACATTAAATACCTGATTCTAATTTTGCAATGAGATACTCTTTGACAATACCAGAACGGACAATATCATCAATCCCAAATTCATGAATGTCAAACGATGGCATTGCTCTCAAGATTTTCATAAAATCAACAACGCCATTCTTATCATTGGTTTTAACAAGATCGGTTTGTGTAGCATCGCCGCAGAAACAAATCTTACTATTTTCACCAACTCTTGTCATTATACTATCAAGTTCATGAAAATTCAAGTTTTGGAATTCATCAACGATAATAATTGCATTATCTAGAGTTGTACCTCTAATAAAAGAAGTTGACCAAAACTTGATAGTATCTTGTGCCTTAAGATTGCCATACAGCATTTCAAAGTCTGCATCAGATGGCATTTGGAACATGTATTTAACCATGTTCTTGTATGGGATCTGATAGATGTCTGCCTTATCTTCATGATCTCCAGGAAGGAAACCAATCTCTCTCGTAGCAACTAGAGAACGAACGAGATAGATCTTTTCATAAGGAGATCTTTCATCAAGAACATCACAAAGTGCATTGTAAAGTGTAATGAAGGTCTTACCAGTTCCCGCTACACCATATGCGACTTGCTGCTTTCCTTCGGCATAGGAATCAAATAATCTTTTCTGATTTTCTGTAATCGGTTCAATGTCAACCAGATATTCAGAACTGAGAGGTTTTTTCCTCTTCATTTGTTTTGCCGTCAGTCCGACACCAATTGGTTGTTCGGAATTACTTCTTTTTCTTCTTGCCATTAGAATCAGAGTTTTTTGATAGTTGAACCAGGTGCTTTTTGCGCTTTATGAAGTACGTCATTCCAACCAGGATGAGACTTACGAAGCTTATCCTTCCATTCCCCTACCTCAGCAGAAGATGGGCAAGTCGATGGATCTGACCAATCTCTTGTCCAATCTGGGTTGTCTTCTTTCCACTGGTCCCAATCATGAACGCTAAGCACAACGCTCTTTTGTTCACCAGTTTCTTTGTTAATAACAGGATATGTCGCCATTGTTAAGAATTCACGATAAAAATATTTAGATACTGATTACTCAGTTGCTTCTGGTTCCCAAGGGGCAGATGTTAGTTCTTCAGTTACACCTGCTTTCTTTTCTTCAATAATGTAAGCGAGTCTTGATTTCTTTGCCTCAACTTCTTCCTCAGCAATAGCATCAATGTGAGGTTGGCACCAAGACATTACTTGCTCTGCAGTGAGGGAAGATAGTTCAGAGAAATTTTCTGGATCTGGATCGGATAGTTCAACAATCAATCTTTCGTTTGCAAAGTATGTCGTTACACCAACAGTTTCAGTTGCTAGGTAAGATAAATCAGCAAGTTGAGCAACACCAACAAGTCCGTTGGTATTAGAGTGCTTTACAAAATTTACTACCCAAGTATATGAAATCGCCATTGTAATAGAAGTTATTGTTTTTTAGTATTTAGGAGTTCCATTCTAGAGCTTCAGCAACAGTAGGAAATTGTTCCAAAAATACCTTCTTACATCCCTCAGCAATTTGCATATGTTCTTGCTGAGTTCCATTTGCAGAACGTAAATTGATATAGTGAATCCATGAACGACATGAACCACTCATATAAATCCTAGTCGGCGTGCAGAGTGGAAGCACATTTCTTGCACACTCTTTTGCCACACCGCGACCAAGCATTTGTTGATACAGTGCCATTGAAGAATCAAAAAGAGTCTGCATCTGCATCTCTAAAGATTGAGCAACGAACGGATCCAGGTCATCAATGCTGTTCTGACGATTCTTGGTGTCTTGGCGACGGAGTTTTGGTAGGGGGATCTTCTCACCGAGTAAGGAAGAATCAGCATAACGTTGGGAAAACTCTTGATATGTGAACGAACGATGACGCAAAATTTGAGCTGCGATTGCACGAGTAGTTTCAATCTCAAGAGTCATGAATGACTGCTCAAATACTGACCAATGGTTATGCTTAATGCAATAACGCAGAAGACCTGCATAATTGTCATTTTCTTGATTTGCAGGATTCGAGACTCTGGCAACATATGCCATAGTCTGCTCTGCATCTGGAGTTACACTAATCAATTTTACACTCATTTACCAAATCCTTTTGAGTTTTGTTTTTCATATTCAGCAAGTTGCTGTTTCAGAGAATAGAGTTCTTTCTTAATCTCTGCAAGTTTATCACTATCATATAAGTGACCTTGCTCAACTAGGCGTTCGAGCAGTTTAATAAGTTCTTTCGATTTACTTGGCATTAGTCTGGATACCCATCGTCGTCGTCCCAAATTTCATCATAATCATGATTCTTAGATTTTACATCAGAGTCTTGACTGATGTATGCATCTTTGTCAGAGTAAACTTCTGCTTTAAGACTATCAACTAAAAGTTCAAGATTACGGACGATAAGTTTTAGTCTTTCTTTGTCCATAAGAAATGTTCTTTTCATACATTCTACACAAAAAAAGAGAGGTTGTCAATCAACCTCTCCTATTAAGCATTGATATGTTTCCATTCTACCCTTTATGTAAGAGTAGAATCTCTCCATAAATTAAAGCGATAAATGCAGCACTAAAAACAGTAGTAAGACTAACTATTTGCAATTCTTGCATGGCAACCTCACTTTGCGTAAGATGTACCGCGATAGCAGAAGACACCATGGGTATCTCTTGCTTCAAAGCAACGAGTATCATACTCAACACCACGATATGCGGTGTGAGTGATCTGTGCATCATGCAATGCTGCAGCTTTTTTGATTTGCTTTTTGATTAGAGTAAGCGTGTTCATTTGTTTCTCCTGAAGTGGGTGATTAACCTTCTCATCTTTCGATGGATCCGTTTCCCCGTTCCTTCAGTCGTTTGCGTCCCAATAACACTCAGGTTCGGTTGCTTCCCTTACGGTCTCAACCAACTCAATCTTTACCATAGGTGGTACAGATTCGTTCTTGGTGATTCTGAGCATTAATGCTTCAGATTCTTGACAATTGAGTGCTACGTATAGAAGTGATTCTATCAGCATGGGATGAACGCTCCGTTCCGCGACTTACTTGCGTCCTAGACCAGATGTTGCTTACATTCTCCCTCTACCTTAGATCTAAAGTAATCAATAAGATTATACTTAGATCGTCGGTCAAGATTGTCATCCGTAAGGATTTCAATCCTCTTTTGTAAGAACCTTTCACACGACATGTGCCACCCGTAGGGGTTGTCGTTCGCATGATGGGCAAGGGTCAATGCCAGCAACGTGCTGATCATTGGATGAACGTAGGTCTATTGTAGACCATATGTTCTATATAGTCAACTACGTATGTAATATACGATACAATTTCAAAAAACCTTAAGAATCAAAAAATTTTGGGGAATTTTTTTCCCCGTATTTTGGAACTTAAGGTCGATTTTGGTTTTACTTCTTTTTTTTACTTGTCTTAGCAACTTCTCCCCAAAGTTTTGGATTATGTGTACCCATACCATACTGGATGTTACTAACACCTTTACCAAACTTGTCATAGTACATATCAAAAATACTTACTGCTTTTTGACTTCTTGCTAGGTCATAACGAACTTGACCGTCAACAACATAGGTGATAATTCTTGCATCATTGGGACATTCTTTAGTTGTCACTTGTTGCCAAGTACCATTCTCAATCATAATTTCAACTCCATATCTCTTTTTAGAGTTTTCTTTTTCTGATTGTGTCCAAGAATACATAGGCTTCTTTTCGATAGCTGTCTCTGTTGACGCTTCTGCTAATTTATTTTCCATTACAAAAACCTCAAGTTTAAGAACGATTGCCCCAAGTAATATCAGGATATGCTTGTGCGACGATATCTTTAGTAACTTTGTACTTAGTATCGAGTTTTTTATCTTTTGTAAGGACTAGAATTTCTGCTTCAAGAGGATGCAATCCTGAAAGGATATTGATGAACATAGTCTCTCTACGAATAGAACTCAAGGCATCATTACCACCCTTTACAAAGTTATAGAACTTTCTAGCTTCTTTGCGAATAGTAGATCTTCCTTGATCGTTTGCTCCTAGAGAGATAGTATCAAGTTCTTCCATTTTTTTGACAGCATCCTGAATTTTTTCAGAAAGTGTCCCGTTAAATCCAGACTCTTTATCAAGTGCTGCATAAGGAACATCACCTTCAGGCAAAACTGAGATTACAGTTTCGTCAAAGTTCCAAATAAAAATAGTTTTTAATGCTGGACAATTAAATTTCCGCAGTGCTTCTACTTTTTTAGCAGCAGATCTTTGTTTGTTTACTATTTGAAGAATTTCAAATAGGAAGGGATTATTTGGTAGATCAGGAATAGGGGCAGGAGACTTCTTAGTAGTAGAACTACTCTTCGTCTTCTTCGCCGCTGTTGTCTTCGTAGTCATGATAGTTTTCAAAATTAAATGCGATTACTTCATCAGGTATTAAGTTACCTTGCTCATCAAACATCTCTGGATGTGGTCTAGGCACTTCCCGATAGTTCATCATATATTCTCTAGCAGTCCAACCTCCAATCAGTCCAACGATAAGAAACAGAATGGTCATAAATGAACCAAATACTAAACTAACTGCTAACATTTTTCTTACCTCTGGCGAATTACTTTATTTTCCTTAAATTAAAGGAAATTTCGAAATAGACAGTTACTTCCCTATTGAAAAAGCAAACCATCTTTTCAAGGATTATGTGTAGTGGTTTTTTCTGCTTCGTTTTCCCCCCATTAAGAATGAAATCGATACCACGATTTGTGTGGTTATCATTATTTATGACATTCAAATCAGATTCTTTTCCCGAAGGTACTTTACGGTTTCTAGACATCCGCCAATTTTTGTTTCGTTAACGATTACTTGAGGAAATGTGCTTCCCTCTCCGAACTTAGAGTAAAACTCTTCTCGGGTAAAGTCATCCTCTAAAGTATAAACCACATGATCTATCTTTGTCAACTTTAAAACAGTTTTGACCTTATCACAATAAGGACATTGATCTTTTGTATAAACTTTAAAATTCATGAATACCTCATCAATCGAAAAAGAACATGTGCCATAGTCTACAATTTTCTTTACAGTCTCCAAAATATTCGGAAGCGGAATGAATATTACCACCACTAAAAAGAACCAAACGATTAAAAACATTACCAGCAACATCAACTGGTTCGTATGGTGTTCTATCTAGAAAAGTTCTCTGATTAAAGACTTTGAGACCTTCTCCTTCTTCCCATTTAATTTGAGAATTATGATGAACCTTAGTCTCCTTATGTCTCCACATCGTAGTTCCACACTCTGGAGGTGCATCAGGAGTTAGATAAATCATGCCTGCCCAAGTTTGATCATCACAATGATAAACAAGTTTTTCTCCAGACCAATTATGCTGAAATCTACCATTCATTCCATGAGATTCCCATTCGGTAATCGTAATTCCAAGTAAGTCTTCAAATGCTTCTCTGGTCCCAGGAATAAAAAACTGTTTACGTGTTCTTCTACCAATGTATCCAGCATCGTCATGATAGTCTTGCTCTAAAGCAAACTCTCTTACCGCATGAGGATCTTTGTAAAAGTTATCAACAATAATTACTCTTTGCGACTTCCTATAATCAGGACTAACACTTAACATCTGATTCATATTAGAAACCTAAATGCTTACTCCTAACAAAATCTAAATCAAAAGTTGTTGCTGAAATTGGTTGCGGTTGACCTTCCCAAGGAAGTTGAGTTGGACCACATATTCTCCATTCGCTACCCCACTTTTCAGTAAGATACTGAATGTTCATGGAATTACATGCATCCAATTTCTCAGCAAGTTCTGGTTCAGTCTTCTTAGTTTGACTTCCATGAGTATAGTATTCATCCTTCTTACCAAAACCATGATAATACATTGATTCTAGTTCCATAACTTTACGGATAGGACGATGCAAGAATCTCATAATCATATCCGCATCTTCGCAGTAAGCAGGATATAGATTCTCATCAAACAAACCAAACTGTCTGATAATACTTTCCCTAATAAAGAAAACATCCCAACTTCCAACACCAAAGTCACCTTTGTTTCCATGAATCATTCCAATCATAGGATCAGATTCTGCAGTTTTGACCATTTCTTCTAGAAAACCAGGTCCAAAAGAAACGTCATCGTTACAAATGATCCAGTATGGTGCCATCAGATAGCACTTGATGATTAGATTCCATGCACCAGAAACACCTAGATTGCCAGGAAGATTAGCAACTTTGATACTTTTAACATACTTATGTTTAAAACTAGCAAGTTTTGCTAGTTCCTCATCCAGTTCCCCTCTTCCATTATTATTAACAATGAAGAGTTCATCAACTGGGTAGTCTATGCTCATAAGCAACCGACTTACCCAAAAAGTGCTATTTACAACAGGAACGCCAATAACAGGAATAGACATAATTTTACAGAGAATTCAACATGTAACTTTCAGCTTTCTTAGTTTCGCCATCAACACAAATCATCTTTTCAAGAATTGATTCGTCAACTAGATCGGGATGAACCCACCAATCTTCATAAGGTTTATCTTCGTTTGGCGAAATGTTATCTACAACTAATTTATATCCGAATGACTCAAGATACTTCCTAGACTTAGTTCGGAAAGACTTAGTATCATCGCAATAATAATCATGCTCATAAGTAATTACCGCAAATCTATGTGTCTCAAAAGGCATATTCAGAAGAATCTTATAAGTAACTTCTGGAGGATCACAATCTAGTTGCAGATAGTCAATGTCTTCTGGCATATCAAGACCCATCAGGAGTCTCTCATAGTTTACCTTGAGAGCATCCTTGAGCAAACAATTATGCTTTCTCTCATTGTTATGTGCTGCTACGAAGTTTTCATCAATGTCAAGCGCAACACCATTCCATCCAAACTTAGTTTCTAGGAGAGCAGTATTGTTTCCATAGAAAGCATTACCTGCACCAATCTCAAGGTAAGTTCCATTCTTCTTACCATTAAGCATAGAAAGAACAAACATATCCTGATAAGACTCAGCATAGTTCTTTTCAATAGTTTTAGATCCTTTGAACTTATGTCGAAGATCCTTATACTTTTTCTTGTTATACCAATTTAATCTAGGAAGACTATGATTCTGACCAGTAATTTTATTAAGATTGTTTATAACAGCCTGCCTATAGGAATCTTCTAGTTCATGATTATCGAGAAGATCCTGAAGCATATCTCGGGAATCATCGCATAAACCACACCACCAAGCAGAGACAGCTTTCTCAAAGAGAATACCATAAAAACCAGGATAATCTACTTTAGTGCGAAGGGCAGGAGGATTCCTATCACAGAATGCTTCTGCAACACATGCTGTCTGATAACAGTCCTTCCAACTTCCATCATCGGTATGACGCTCGTAGTATCGAGCAAGCAGGAAGTATGCTTCAGGACGCTCAGGCATAACGATCATGGCGTTTTGAATGAGTCCTTTAACCGTAAACTTCCTAGTTCCCTGCTTTTCATAGCACATAGAAGCACGAATCAAGCATTCATACTGGAGCAACTTATCTTCAGTTCTTTCAACTGTACGAAGATAATATGACATTGCTGCAGCAGTTTGACCAATATCATCATAAAAAATGGCAAGTTCGTAGTTGATCTCAGCATCATCTGGATCATTAATGTAAGTAATAAGAAGTTGATTCAAATATCTAGAATCATAACCTTGTTGTGTATTATCCATTAATTCTCTAGAAACAAATTGATCTGGGGTTATAAGGTTCAACCATTCTTTTCTCTTAGTAGAGAAGGTATTAAAATCAAGATTATGAATCTTATCAAGTTTTTCTTGATATCCTTTTCTAATTACACCACATCCATAGTCAGTATCAACAACATACATTGCAAGATCATCTCTCTCTTGCCTTAGTTGGACATATGCTTTCCAACAATCACCATTCCAGATACCACCATTGAAAGGAATAACCTGATGTTGCTCCAACTCAGGATTCATATCATGGCAGACGATATAACCATCATCATTCAGACAAAGGAGAGCATTTGCAATGTCTCGATATACCTGATCAGCATGATGTAGACCATCAATAAAGATTACATCAAACTTCTCCTGATTAGTTTTAAAGAAGTCATCAGATGTAACATGAATCGTAGCTGGAGTATTTGGTTCAGGATCTACTCCAACCTTATTATCACATTTAATCTCTCTGAAGTTTTCTCCTGCAGAAACTCCCACTTCCAAATACTTTTTTGCCCCGATCTTATCAATAAGGGATTGAATGATATCAGTTCTTCTCATCGAATTTACCTTGAATAAAATCTTCAACTACTTCAGGATTTACCCTCAACAGGTAAGCAGCGTTATCTTGATAACCAAAAGTCATAAGTAGGTCACCTTTATAATAGCACATACCAGTGCAGAACTCCACATGAGCATCCATGAAAGAAAAATCTCTGGAGAATCCTTGACACTGCCACTTCTCATCCCAAATCATAAACCTATGACGATATAATCCATCCTTTCTGCCAACTTCGCTTTGGAAGAGATCGACTTCATGAGTCAAAGCGAAATGATATCTAGGATTAGAATTTAGAGGGATAACATGCGAACCGCCTCTAACGTCCCTAGGAATATTAACATACTCAGTCAAATGAGTTGTTTGAGAAGTTCCATTAATATGATCAACCTTTACAACTTCAGTTGGGTTAGACCATTTAACATAATGCCATGGCATATCAATGATTGGCATCCAATTCTTTTCACAGTAAGAATTTGGATCCTTAGGAGGTTCAATACGAACACGAGAAACTTCCCGAACAGAATCTTCATCAACAATAATCTTGGAAAGTTCCATCCTTCCTTGACCATTTGTCGTAGTATCTCTCCTAACTCCAGAAATATAAAGATCTCCTTCCCAACGGAAAATTCTAGAATCCTCAAGACCAACGAAGTCCCAAAGAGGTTCTTTATCTAACTCGGTTGTATCAATCTTATTATAACGGGAGATATTAAGATCGTCGTCCAGTTCAAGATAATAGTTTGTGGTCCTAAGGTGCATATCATTCTCTGGATGCACATAGGTCAAAGGACCCCATTGATGTTGGAAAGTCTTCTTTTCTGAATGATAAAAGGTATAATTAACGTGCCTAAGATTCACAATAATCTTACCATTATCATTATAAACGGCAGGGTTCATAAGACCCGTGCCGTTTGTCAGATTAGATGGGATGATTAAAGGGTGAATACTGCCGCCATTATCTAAAGCGATTTTCGCGAAATGCATACACTTCAATAAAACATATCTGATATTATACCAAGTATATAGAGGTTTTACAAGTACCCCTCTTATGGAACCATTCTACCCATCTGATAAGAGTGTATTCCATTCCGCTGAGGATCAAATCCAGAACCTTCTCCCCAGAACATCAACTTATCATCCTCAGTAATGGCAAAGAAACCATCATTTACACAACCACTATCGATACTAGCGATCTTGGTGACGTAAGGAACTTCTTTTGTTCCATATGTTTGAGTTGGTGCAAATTCCCAAGGTAGTTTATTTCTACCATCAATTTCATAAGCGGCACTACCCATTGAAGTTCCTCTACCTCTTGCTTCCGTATCTCCATTACCAGCAGTTGATGCTCTTCCAGAAGAATCTAAGAATAGACCCCATCTCCATTCATTATTACCAGAACCAGATCTCTTAACATCAATAATATCAGAATACCCTATCTGCATTGGTACAGGATACTGTTTGCCATTGTTAAGGAAAGGGTTATCTCCACTGTCCTGAGCGGTGGCCATTACATAATCAACATTCGAGTGTCGATAATAAGACTGCTGACCTACAGTATAAATCATTCCTGTTGATTTTTGCTTAATCCACATACTAAAGTTTCCTTGGTCCATATGGAACCAAAAATCTTCAACATCATTATAAAGATCAGTTACATTCCATAAATCTTTTAAGTCAGCTCCCGACACTCCAATTGATCTAGCACGATCCCACCAGAACTTTTGCATTGGAGAGAATCCACCACCATAATTTGACCAATCACCATCATAGTCATTAGAATTGTAAAGAGATCTACCACCCCAAGGACCATATCCTGCCACATGAAGAACTCCATCATGAGTCAGGACCATACTTCTGTAATAAGTATTATAACCACCATTCATGTATTTCTTAATACCACCATGCTTTTGCCAATCATATGGAACTTTTTTGGGAGTACCTTGACGCCAATAATCACCAACACCTAGATGGTCATAATTATTTTGACCCCAACCCCATAGATTTCCATCTTCATCTAGAGCATGACCATATTGATAGTTACCACCACCTAACCAGATGTCTATAATTTTTCTATTGTCAAAATAGTTTTGAGGAATCTTTGCAGGAACGTAACTATTGTACCAGTTGTTATTGTATCTAAAGTTTCTACCAAGTCCCGAATGTCCATTATATCCCCAAGTCCAAACCTGCCCATTTATATCAAGTGCCGCATTAACACTACTGGAGTTTGTAGTATATGTTGTTGCAGTTGATGAGATCTTAATTGCCTGAATATCACGAATCAGACCTTGACCTCTATTACCAAACGATCCTTGATATTGTTGAATTTGTTGGTTGTAATTAAAACTACCACCCTGATTATTACATCTACCTACTCTTCTAGAATAATATCTGTTAGTAGTACCACCATCTCCATGCTCTCCTGATCCCATCCAACCAGACCAGAATACCTCTCCAGTATCGTAAAGATATCCCCACATATGGTAATGATCACCAACACCTTGAATGATTTTACCTCTTGCTCCAAAAATACCAGGATCTACAGTAGATTCTCTGTATCCATCATACTCATCCCAACGTTGGAATACTGATGCACTAGTGCCGTCTTGCTGTCCACCAAAACCAAATTCAGATGCACCGAAACTATAATCATTTCTATATCCACTATGAGATGCTTCATAGTTTCCATTGATGTACGATTGACCCGACTGCCCTGCATTTCCGTTAGTAATTTCACCAGAAGACCAACCAGCAGATCCATGTTTGGGATTCCATCCAAGAGGATTACGATTCCAGAAACCAATACATCTATTTGATCTGTTTTGATTTGCGTTTGTAGTTAACTTGCTCCAATAAGTAGTGCGACTTGAATTATCAAAAATTGGGTGAATGTATTTACCGTGCTTAAGACATACATGCCTTTCACCATTATAATTTACAATATCTCCTGGATAATATTCTCCCTTATCTTTCCATTGACCAGTCCAACAATAACCAGCAGAGTATTTTTCCCATCCAGCACTATCATGCTCTGGTTTGTAATTATAACCAATCTTATTATGTTCCGAATAATAATCAGTCTTACAAACGTAAGCAGTTCCGTTTACCCTTACGACATCATTTTTATTATAAACCGCACCATGTCTCCATTCACCACGATATTCTTGGCGTAGATTAGATGCTAGATCTCTTAGTTTTTCCATTTGGGTTTATTCGTCGTCTGGGGAAGGCAGTTCAGGTGCTCCAGTTAGGAAGTTAACATTATCATTAGGATCAGTAGATGGGGTAGATACTATAAATCCATCAACTTCATCCATAAATTCGCAAACGTGATTATGGGCAGATTCTGTGCAAGTACACAGACCTATATTATATGCATAATCATTATCCTCTAGATATTTAGCTCTAGTATTTTGGTCGGCAAGGAGAACATTTTCAGTAAAATCAGAACCTAAAGTTTCTCTGTCTTCAAATCTAATCGCAAAAAGTTCTTCTTCAGTAGAAGAAGATAAACTTACTGAATCACCCTCATACCTCTCATCGTCACCTTCAACAGGAACATAATATCCCTGAGCAAGAATCTCTGGAGTATAGTCTTGATGAATAGAATAATAATCTCTATTAGTATCTACATCTCTATAAAGGAAAATTGCCTCTTCTTCACGAATAAAATCATCATCTTTAATTTCAATTTCAGTTGAAATAGTCTCTGTTCCAGTTTCATTCCCCTCATCATCAAATGTGAGAACTTCGCTGAATACAGTTGTTATAGCAACAACAGGAGGTTCATATTGAATAGAATCTAATTCAGGAAAATTGAACGAATTATATGATCCGTCCATTGATATAATTTTTCTGGGTGTTGTACTAATCGTCATTGTATTTCTCCTTATCCAATTAAGTGTGCGTTAAGAGAACCATAGATATGACCTCTGTTGTTTCCAAATCCCCAGTCATAATTACGACCAGAATGAGTTAGTTCTCCATTATCAAACAAACAAGCAGATCTTGTAGTGTGAGAAATGTTACCCTCATAGTCTCCAGTACTATGGATAGCAATACAGTGAAGTCCTCCATAATTTGTAGCATAACCATTATTGGCAGAGTTGGTAGATTGATTATTCAAAGAATTACTACCACCAGCACTATAGATAGGAGCGTGCATCTTTCTACCTAAAGCATATTGTCTCTGACCATTCTGTTGGAATCTGATTCTGTTATTTGTAAGAGTACCAGAAGTTCCTGCTCCTCCCTCACCATATCCATTCCAACCACACGCATAAACGTGTCCTTTATCAGTTAAGAACTGCTGGGTTGTTCCACCAGATCTTCCTGCAGATGACATAGCAACTAGATTCTTCAAGATTTGGTTGCTTGAAGTTCCAGGCATATAGATTGCAACTGGATTAGTTTGGTTAGTTGTATTACCATTGGTCATATTATAGTGACCATTATAACCCATACCATAAGTATCACCATTTGATCTTCTATACCAAGTATGGGCATAACCTCCGTCATCAGTGTCTCCCCAAACATTTGAAATAGTTCCAGCACCAGTCCATCCAGTTCTTCTAGTAATAGTAGAAGAGTTACTGTTGTTAGATTGATTTCCTTGACCAATTTGACCTCTGTTGTTCTTACCAACAGTCCAAACATAACCATTACCATCAAGAGCTATAATAAAGTCATTATTTGCCTCAGAAGCAACCGTGATAAACTTCTGAATCCCACCATAAGAGTTCCAGTTTACAGGTAACTTCTTAGGAGTTCTTGATCTGTCAGAACTTCTAAATCCGCTATTTGTTGGATAACCAAGTTGACCATAGTTGTTATAACCCCAGGACCATAGATTTCCATCTTCGTCCATTGCAAAAGAAGTTCTATGACCTGCCCAAATGTCAACGATTCTCTTTCCTTCAAAGAACATGTGACGGTTCATTGAATTAACTAACCAAGTTCTACTATCAACAGACATGTTGTCATTTTGGAAGATAGCAATCTCTGGGTTACCATGAGAAACTTCAGAACTAATACCACACTGTCCAGTATCGTTTCTACCCCAGCAATGGATTTCCCCATATTCATCTAGAGCGATGACATGTGCGTCACCATCTCTTGCTTGGTGTCCACCAGAAACAAGTTTTACAATGCTTCTATTTTTGAACATCTTTCTAGGAATTGCCCAACCAATGTTCGGAGAACCACTATTGCTACTACTAGAATAACCCCAAATACCATCTCCAGCAGAACCAGAAACAGTAATAGTTCCATCAGTTCTTAATTGCCAACGACAATCATTCCAAGACTCATATGCCTGAAGGACTCTAGGTTGCTTCTTCTGTCTATAAGGAGATAGATTGCCAACATCAGGACTAATACCGCTGAGGTTATCTACAGGGAAACCGATGTCTATTTCTCTAGCATACTGGTGTGCAGTTCCTGCAGGGTTATAATTGCTATTTGAAGTTCCACCCTCTGCAATGACTTGCCCATTACCTGCAATGAAGTGTTCGGAATTTCTATAGGACATATGCCCTTTGTTCCAACCAGGATTCCATCTCCAAGCATGAGGAGATGTAGAACCAATTCCTAAACTAGTATTCCAAGGAATGTTTCCGTTGTATCTATTATTAGTTCCCCACTGAGGAAGATCAATATAAGGGTGTCCATGCCAGTTCCATGGTTGATCATTAACGAATCCAATGCATCTATCATAAGGCATTAGATCATCTCCTCTAGAGAAGATCTCCCATACACCAGGGAAATCCCACATAGGATCAATAGCAGAGTGACCAATTGCACAGATATAAGATGAATTTCTCATCTGAACAATATCACCTGGATAATATGTTACATCCTCCTGCCATTGACCAGTGCAGTTATATGATTCTGACCACTCATCCCAATCTTGCTTATTAACAGCGATTTCATAAAAACCGCACATTCTTCTAGGTCCTAGGACAAATGAAGAATTACTAATAGTAGATGTGTTTACACCTACATTAGTCAAGTATAAATCTGCCTGCGTAGAGTTTACAGGACTTACAGAGTTAACACCTACTCCAGCACCATAGTATTCATTGTAGAATACTAATCCTTGCATGGGTTCCCATTCTTCTGGACCATGAACAGCTGGTGGTCTGTAAGCGGTTACAATTCCAGCAGTTTGACTACTTGGATTAAATCCACTAAAAGTAACTCTAACTTTACTGGTTTGAATACCAAGAGATGATATATTTCCGTTTAGAGTCTGAAGGAGAACTGGAGCATGTGCTTTTGGAGTATCATTTACAAAAATGAATTTCCTATTGTCATGATCTACAATATCACCTTTACTGTAAGTAGTAGAAGCACTATAAGTGCCTCTATACATGAATTTAACTTTTCCTAGAGTAATAGTTGCCATTTGTTTAGAATCTCCTCCTTATTGATGGGTATGTCTAGGTCTTCTCATGCTACCCATACCAGTACCATCTCCAATTGAACCGATGTTTCCGCTGTTACCGAACGGACTATTTTGTGTACCAAAGACTTCACCAGTACGAAGATCTGCCCAATAAGCACCCTTCGAACTCGATTGTCCCGTCTGAGTCATAAACCAGTTTCCATAGTTTGCATATGGTTCAAAATAATTATTCTTTAGTCTATAATTATTATTTACACGATTTGGATCGAGGTCTCTCCTGTTCTCATAAGAGTCAGAGTGACAACGACCAGATACTCCAGCATCATATCCACCAAAGTACCATTCACCTTGATTTCCATAAGGTCTAGAAGCAAAGCTGCTGTTGTATCTATATATCGCAACACTAATATAGGAACTATTGTGACCTTGATTGGAGCAGGTCATCATAACGTTAGTCGCGTTAGAGTTATTATTAACTTTAACATTTTGGAAAGTATTTTGATTACTAGTGTTATTACTGCTATTACTCAAATTGTAATAACCATTATAACCACAAGCGTATAATGTATTATTAGTAATAGAACTTCCTCTAGTCATATAAGAGAAAACATGACTATTTCCACCGCAAGTCCAGAAGTCTACACAATCAGTAAATGCTGTTCCTTGTCCAGAACCCTGATTACCAGTTGATGTAACTGGGTTAGATGCACCACTATATCCAGAAGTACGAACTCGAATCGGAACATAACAATTTCTAGTATGATTATGTCCTAAGTTTCCATAACCATTATAACCCCATGTATATGCACTACCATCTCCTCTTACGAGAGCATTGAAACCATGAGAACCAGAACCATTAAGACTAAATTTCTTAACTCTCTGGTTTGTTCCTGTTAGGGTTCCAAATGAGTTTGCATCAACCCTGTTTCCACTCAATGATCTTTGCTGAGAAGTATTACCACTACCACACTGACCATATCCATTATATCCAGAACAATATAAATGTCCTTTATCAGTTAGGACCATCAGGTATCCATACTGACAACCTGTTGCCCAAATCTCTACAACTCTACCATAAACTGAAGAGTTTAGAGATATCTGAGTAGGTTGACTTCTATTAGAAGTATCATTATGACCTAATTGACCATAACCATTATACCCCCAACTGTAAATACTTCTATTACCATTTGTTTCTTCAATTAGAGCATAGTTTGCACAAGATTGATCATTATTTCCACCATCAGTAGATGCAATGCGAATTGCTTTCTTACCTCTTAATACAGTTGTACCTGACTTATTAATATTTGCATATCCACATCTTAATGGACACTCCATTGTTCCTGTCCAGTTAGCACCAGACTGTCCGTGCCCATTATAACCACAATAATGAACTTCTCCATTATTGAATAGAACTAAAGTATTTCTTCCTCCAGATTCAACCTGAATAATTTTAGGATATTCTCCATCAGGAGTTGGTAACAATCCATCAATATAGTCAAGGTTAACAAAATTACCTTCTGAGAAGTTATTAGAATTACCGTCTCCGCTAGTAGATACGCAACCAGAACGATATTCATTTTCGCCCTGACTTACAAACATATATCGACGATTGATATATCTGTAATTATATCGAACTTGATGAGTTCCATAAGTCTTAGCAGGACCAATACTGTCTCCCATACCTACAAGAACACTTGTTCCCGTAGCGCCTGCTGAACTATTAGTTGTTACATAAGTTGAGAAGGATGGATTAGAACCACCAGATCTTCCAGTATATCCAGAAACACTACTGTCAATCTGAATCGTTGGGGAACCTGTATAACCTTCTCCAGGATTAACGATTTCACATAAGAAAATTTGACCAGAACTATTGATATGTGCTACACCTTCAAAACCTGAACCGCCGCCACCTGATGCAGTCAGGCGAATCATTCCTGTTTTTGGACTTCCAGTCTTACCATTAACCTTATTGGTAGTCAACCAACCAGAACCTTGAGTACTAAGTCTTAAAGTATTAATTGTACCGATCTTTGACTGAGATCTGGCATTCCAAAGAGGTTTGTAAGGAGGTACAAAACCATCATTAACAGCACCTAAAAATGCATATCTCTTATGACATGCACCTGTCGAAAGACGATGCCATTGCGTAGAATATGCACTGTTTGTTGGATTGTAATTACTATTTGCTTGCTTACAGATGTAAGTCGATACATCATAATACTTCCAGACAGCGTTATACGCATACTCATGAATGTAACTAACAATATCATTAACTTGATATTGTGTACTGCTACTCCAAAGTCCTCTCTCCCTAGTCAGACCAGACAACTTTGTCCAGTTTCCAGAGATACCAGGAATGTGTGCGCCAGAGGAATTATTAGCGTTTGCTTTATAAGTTCCACCAACGTAACTTACGATATCGTCAGTGTAATAAGATTCAGAGGTGGTATATTCACCTCTGACGTTATATCTAACTTTCCCAAGTTCGTTAACTGTTACTGCCATTTTATACTGCTGTTGTTACTACAAGATGTCCAGTGGAATTAATACTCATTGATAAAGATCCAGTCAGAGTAAATACGTCTGCGAGGATTGGAGCCTTTCTAATAGTTTCATTCGTTTCATTCGCGGTGAATGAAGAAGAACCATCAACTTCAGTCATGGTCAATTGCCCATAATCCTCAGTGTCATTCTTATCGGTATTTATAGCCAAATAGTAGTATGCTGCTGTACCGCTGTTATTGACCCAGGCGACTCCAGAACCAGTTGAAGATAGCAACTGACCCGAAGAACCACCGCTACCGTTAACGTCAATTAGTTTCTTATCTAGTTCAAGATCCTGCTTCGTAACGACCTTACCAGCACTCGTGATCTCCATTGCGTAGGTGCCGTTTGGAGTCGTATTCGATTCGATGTTAGTTGTATTATTAACATAGAATCTGAAAGATCCGCCAGTAGCAGTTCTACCCGCGACCAGATAGTTTGTACCGTTGTTACCCCAGCAGGAACCATTCCACCAGGTGGTGTGTCTATAATTGGAAGAATTATCCTGATAATTAACGCGAAGTGCGCCACCACCCTGATAGATGGTCATATCGTCACCTTCATTTCTGAAGACCCAAGATCCGCCGCTATTCAGGAAACCGATTCGATTACTACTATCAGCGTAAACAGATCCTCTTCGACTGGTTCCATTAGTAGCAAATCTGAGTTCCATGCTGCCAGCAGAATCTCTAAGACGCATTACTGCGTTAGATGGAGATTCAATATGAACACCAGTTGCTTCGTTATAAAGACCTTCGCCAGCATTATAGTTACGGAACCAATCATCCGCGTAGAAGTTTGTAGCGCGAATGTTCTTACCAGAAGACATCCAGGTATAACCGTCAAGGTTATCAGCGTCTAGACCAGATCCAGATCCATCATTACCTGCGTGCCAGACGGTGCTTCCGCGCCATGTTAATGCATTAGCACCGCTACCAACAACAAGTTGGTTGGTACTATCATTACCACCCCTACGAATGTAAACGTTGTTACCGCCAGTAGCAGAGATATAAGTATGAGAATCAGCACTCATAATCATATACTCAGAACTGCTCTGAGAAGAATGATAGAGACCCTTATAGGAACTACCTCCAGACCAATCACCAATTCTGGCACCATTCATCGTTAGATGATTAGCACTGAAGTTAGCAGTTAACTTCGAACCTGCTTTTGGTGTCTGGTTGCTTCCAGTTGCACCAACCATGACTGGGAGCAAGGTTGACGTTGAGGTATCGTTGGTTGCATTGATCGCTGTAGAAGGACCAGTATTACCCTGAACACCTAGATTACCTTGAGTTCCCTGGCGACCTTGAGTGCCTTGACGACCCTGAGTTCCCTGGCGACCTTGAGTGCCTTGAGTACCTTGAGTACCCTGAGAACTTGAAGGTCCAAAGTATGCATAAACTCCAAAACCAGAAGTATTGATCGATGCATCAAGATATAACGCGCTACCAGGAGAACGAGCAACTGTTCTGAGTAGAGTGCTGTTCTTATAGTATCTGACATTAGCACCATCATATGTTACATACACAACATCAGACGTTGTGTAACTTCCATGAGTACTGATCGAAGAACCAGACTCATAGATTCTTAGACTTCCATTATTGAAGTAAATCGCATAATCAATAGAGGAGAAACTATCATCAGTTGTTGGGTCTGAGTTCAGACCGATCATTGCCTTGCCGCTTGTAGAATCTGGTGAGGCAGCTACATATGCACCAAGAACAAATCCTTGTTCGGAAGAGAATCCACCGTTCCAACTATTTCCACCAGCAGTCTTTTCAAAGAGGTTTGAATCGCTAGTACTTTGAGTAACGTTACCAGAAACAACAGCCTTCCAAGCAGAAGAACCGCGAGATCCTAGAACACCCTGAATACCTTGGCGACCTTGGTTGCCTTGGCGACCCTGAGTGCCCTGAGTGCCCTGGCGACCTTGATTACCCTGTGTTCCAGTGCCTCCAGTACCTTGGATACCTTGGCGACCCTGGTTACCCTGGCGACCTTGAGTTCCTTGAGTACCTTGCGTGCCCTGACGACCTTGGATGCCTTGCTGACCTGTCGTTCCTTGGCGACCTTGGATACCCTGTTGTCCAGTAGTTCCCTGACGACCTTGACGACCTTGAACACCTTGAGTACCAGTTGCACCTTCAGTACCTTGGCGACCTTGCGTCCCTTGAGTACCTTGATTTCCATTTAAACCGTTAGCACCCTGAGTACCAGTCGTTCCCTGAGAACCAGTTATACCTTGGCGTCCTTGGCGACCTTGTGTACCCTGTTCGCCCTGAATACCTTGGCGACCTTGTGTTCCTTGGCGACCTTGCTGACCTTGAACACCTTGCTCTCCAGTTTGACCTTGGATACCTTGAATACCCTGACGACCTTGATTACCTTGAATACCCTGAACACCTTGGGCACCTCCCTCGCCTTGGATACCCTGGATGCCTTGTTGTCCAGTAGTTCCTTGGCGTCCTTGAATACCTTGTTCACCAGTTGTTCCTTGAGTACCAGTAGAACCCTGGGCACCAGTAGTTCCTTGCAGACCTTGCTCACCTTTAATTCCTTGGAAACCTTGGCGACCTTGGCGACCCTGAACACCTTGTTCACCCTTAATACCCTGAGCACCTTGAGAACCAGTAGTTCCCTGAATACCCTGAATACCCTGCTCTCCAGTAGTACCCTGAATACCTTGATCACCCTTAGTTCCTTGGCGACCTTGCTGACCTTGAACACCCTGAACACCTTGAGTACCCTGTGTTCCTTGGCGTCCTTGAGTTCCTTGAATACCCTGTTCGCCTTGAATACCTTGGATACCCTGACGACCTTGCTGTCCCTGAACACCTTGGACACCTTGGCGTCCCTGCTGACCTTGGATGCCTTGAACACCCTGAATGCCTTGGACACCTTGGCGACCTTGAATACCTTGCTGACCTAAATCTCCAGTTCTGCTGAAGCTGAAGATCATTCTGGTTCCAGAAGAAGGAAGCGTTGTTCCTGCTACATGAGTAACACTGATTAGATAGTATCCAGATAGAGGAGTAACAGCATCAACCTGGAAGATCATCGATACAGTTCCAGTTGGAGCTGCTTCAAGAATCGTTATATAACCCTTAACGGTACTGGAAGAATCATCCCAAGTATCGTACCAAGCAGTCTGATTTGTACCTCCATCATCTAAATTATCAATATAGAGTCTTGAGATTGATGCGGCAGTTGCATTATTAAATCTGAAGAATCCTTGTGTTGGGTCAGTATTACTGGTTGAAGTACTGAAGAGATACTCAACACCACCTCTCTTACCATCTTGACCTTGCTCACCCTGAACACCTTGTATGCCTTGCTGACCCTGACGACCTTGAACACCCTGAGTACCCTGAGGTCCTTGAGTACCTTGGATACCCTGAGTACCCTGTGTTCCTTGACGACCTTGAATGCCTTGGCGTCCCTGTTGACCCTGAATTCCTTGTTGACCTTGAATACCTTGCTGACCTTGGATACCCTGTTCGCCTTGAATACCTTGAATGCCTTGGCGTCCCTGTTGACCCTGAACTCCTTGGATGCCCTGAGTACCTTGCTCTCCAGTAGTACCTTGAATACCCTGACGACCTTGGCGACCTTGAGTACCTTGAGTACCAATACCGCCATCTGCACCAGTTTCACCCTGAATACCTTGACGACCTTGAGTACCCTGAGGACCTTGAGAACCTTGGACACCTTGAACACCTTGCTGACCCTGGAGACCTTGAATACCTTGCTGACCTTGAAGCGCAATATCCTCAACAAGTTGCCAAGATACTCCAGTTTCAGTAGAAGAAAGAACAGAAGTTGTTGTTCCAACCTGACTTGTAGAGTCATAGAGAGGACCCTTAAGGTCTAATCCTCCAAATGAAGTAACGATTCCAGAAGTGCTAACCGTTGAAGCATGGAATACTTCAGCAGTTGTAATTCCAAGAGTGCTGATTCCGCTGACACTCAGACCAGTTAGTTTTGGAGTTTGAGCAACAGAAACAATACCAGCGTTAACTGTCAGGTTCGTAGCATCAAATGATGCAATACCTTTTCTACCAACTGTTGTATCAGTAGCAAAAACATGGGTATTACTTGTAATAACACCAGTGACTCTACCGTAAGAATCAACAGCAACATCAGTAACAAAAGCAGCAGCTCCAGATGTTAAGACACTCTTAGAAGTATTGACAGTTGCTAGGTCAATATCGTCAGCATTAACAACGATTCTATCTGTTCCAGCAGTACCAACAGAAACTTCAGTTACAAGACTGTTGAACAGACCAGCACCTGCCAGGGTCTGTGTTGGAGCAGTAAACTGAGTCCATTCCAGAGCAGAAACACCAATCGCAACATTACCTCTAGTAATGTGTACCCAACCAGTGCCTCCATTGATTGTACCATCAGCGATGAAGCTGAAGTCACCAGGAGAGATCTCTGCATTGGAGTCGTAACCCGTATCTCTGGTCAACTGCCATGAAGTACTACCAGAACCAACTCTACTTACAGTGTAAATACCATTCTCATAAAGAGTTGTCTGATTCTTAACCAGAATTCTTTCATCAAAGGTTGCGGAAACATCATCAACCGTTAGATTAGCATTTGTTTTACCCCAAAGAATAGCGCCAACACCGCTAGTTCCATTATCATAATTACCATCTACATCTACAGTTGTAGCAGCACCTACAGACTTCTGAATCGTAATCGCAGACTGGAAGTTGTCCAGATAATTCTTTGTTACGAGTTCGTTCAGTGCGCTTGGAATCGTCTCAGTAGCAAAGAAACGATATCCATAAACATTACTAGAAACACCAACCTCACCATTAACAGTAAGAGTTCTGCTACCAAATACGTCCGTACCAATAGCAACTTTTTGAGTGGCAGAGTCATAATTTAGACCTGCAGCACCTTCAAAAACTCCGTTATCATTAAACTGAACTTGCTTATTACTACCAGCAGCAGTTACTGCCTCAACAGTGATTGTTGAAATATTACCAGAAGCACTAGCAGTAACACCAGAACCAACAAAATCAAGAATGGTTATGGAACCAAGAGTTCCTTTTTGAGTTCCCTCATCCTGAATTGTAATACCAGTAATGGCGTTTGATGGAGCACCAGTCTGCCAATCAACACCAGATCCAGTAGAAACAAGAATCTGTCCGCTTGTTCCTGCCTGATTATCCTTATCGTATAGAGCTCCTTGTAATCTTACTCCACCATCAACATCTAAATCTCTAGATGGAATAGTCGAGTTAATACCAACTCTTCCAGTATTTCCATTTACATGGAGAACATCATTTAAATTAATATCTACGTCGCCACCGTCACCAAGTTTAACGTAATCTTGTGCGCCTTCAAATGCATCAATAAGTTGCTCGCCCCCAGCAAACAACCTAATTCTATCTTCAGTATAGTGAATATAAGTATCTGAATCGCCTGTATGATAAATTGTTTGACCAACAGAAACATGATCTCCAAGAGTAGTAATACCACTAACAGTTAGTGCTCCACCAAGAGCATCACTGATATTAACACCAGCAAATGTTGCACCCTCAAGAACAGTAAGGTCAGTTACTCTGCATTCACCATAAACATCAAGTTCTGCTCTTGCTAAACTGGTTCCAATACCAACTTTACCATCCTGAATAATAGAAAGTGCTTCTACTTGAGTTCCAGTTTGATTATCAGCAAAAACAGATAGAGACTTATTATTGCCTCCATGACTACCTTGATACTTAATATTGAATCCATAATCACCACTATTAGCAGTGATATCATCAGCAAATCCGTTTACTCTTAAGATATCAACATCTCTTTGTACAATATTAGTTCTGATTATGGAACCTGTCTGAGCTGCTGTTCCAAAATCAAATCTAACTTCATTATCATCTACGTTTAGATTATCCTTAAATGTAGATGTACTCGTTACAAATAAATTTGTAGTGCTAGTAATACCAGTTACAGTAACACCCGCACCTGCTGTCTCAAATTTCTTACTATTATTATAGAACAGTTCTGCCTGAGCACCATTAATAAACTGTGCTGCAGTAGAATTATCTGCAGTGTTCTTAATTAGAACATCATTACCAAGGATCTTCAGGTCTCCACCACCGTCTTCCTTAATAATGGATTCTGCACCATTATGATAAATTTCGAATGCCTCGGCGGCACCCATTAAAATCTTATTATTATCCCCTAACGTAGCATTAGATTTAAAGTTAGCATCCCCCTCAAATGTACCAATACCAAGTACAGTAAAGTTATCAACAAATACACCACCAGTAGCAGTAAGTCCACTACTGACAGTAGATAGACCACCACTAACATTCAGATTAGTAATTTGAGCGATTCCGCCAATTACATTATCTGCTGTAGTAGCAGTAGTAGCAGTTCCTGTAAGATTTCCTGTTACATTACCAACCAGTGTTCCAGAGAACGTTGTTGCAGTAATAATACCAGTTACTTCTGCCCCTCCCTTGACATAGAGATCTGCAGTCGCGTTTGTAGTTCCGATTCCAACGCGAGATAGAACCTGTAGCGAAGTTAATTCTTCACTGTGACCTTGAATACCAAGACGAAGGGTATCCTGTCTGCCGCTAAGATATCTTACTGGACCTGCCATTTGATTTTATAGAATTAGAGGTTGGACGTTTCTAGAATGCTGGTTAAAAACTTTAGATCAGTAGCATTACTTCCATTTGTAACCAGAGAGTCACCTGTTTCCAATACCAATTTACCAGCCAAAAGATTTACGGTATCATTAGCTGGTACAGGAATCGCAGAAATTAGGGGTACATCAGACCCATCTCTACGAAACTGAAGTGTTACCGTTTGTGTTGATGATCCAGTGTTTGTACACTGTGCCAGAAGAACAACTCCAGTGTATCCAACTGGAGCAGTGTATACTACGACTTCCGATGTTGCTACTGTTTGAGTAACTGTTTGAAAGGCGTTTACCGCCGCTTGTGCTGCCGCCATTTTATTAGTCTCCTCCTAATGCTAGAATAAATGGTGTGACCTGACTGAACAAACTCTTAACATAAATTGCTCCAGAAATGGTTCCTGTTGTTTGGTCAATAACAACACCATCGCCAATCCTGAAGTTTCCATCTTGATCGGTACTTGTGTAGATAACTTCACCACCGTCAATCTTCATAACTTCATTATCTGAAATTGTCACTCCACCCTTAGAAGGTCTTGCAGTCTCAATCGCATTTCCAGCACCAACATATTCAAATGAATGCGATGAAGCAATTTGCAAACTCTGCCTTGCAAAGTATGCAGTTGTACCATATCCTACTGGGTTATTTAGATCCTGAACCAAAGTGATGGTTGAGATACCAGAAGAAGGTAAAGTTGCTTCTTCAACGAAGTAATAAATTGGAGTAATAACTGCAGTTCCTTCTGCAGTCGTGCCTCCTCCGACAGGTCCAGCAAACTGAATAGAAGGTGGACTGTCCAATTCATACTGGAAACCAGTAGAGAGAATGTTTACACTGACAACTTCACCTTGAGCATTAATATTTGCAGTTGCCTGAGCAGGAATTGCATTGCCAGGACCAGTTGGAGATGAGATTGTAACTAGAGGAGAGGTCGAATAACCTGCACCAGGATTTGTAATAGTTACATCCTGGAGAGAGAAATATTTTTCTCCAAAGTAAAGTGCTTGCCCTCTGTATGGTCTAAAACTACCAATCCCCTCAACAGTAACTACATTAGTGCTTTGACCATAAACAATAGTAGTACTTGTCGTAGTACCTACTGTCGCAGTATAACGATCATTACACTTACTCAACTGGTCTCCGATTCCTTCAGAAACCAAACCTTCTCTACCAAATGAGGAGTTGGAGTTAGTGATATCGCACTGACCCCCCTGTCCCGAGAAGATTGCTCTATCGTTACAGATGGTGAAAATTGAAACCAACTGACAATAAGCACCATTGGTTACAGAAACACCAATTCCTCCCTGGTTATACTGGGTGTAAGAGTCAACGTTGAATGAACCCTGAACGCCAACAGTATCTCCAAAGTCTCCAACGTCTGCATTGAAACCATCAATCTTTGCACCGATGCTGTTTGAAATAAAGTTAGTGCAGTTACGAATGTAAGGACCCTTAGTGATAGGTCCAGTACCTTGAGATGGACTATAAATTGCAGTTAAGATTCCAGAGTTGATAGCACCGCTATTTCCTGGATACTGAGTAGTAATTCCAGTAAATGCTGCAGGTCCATTCTCAATAATGTCAGTTACGATACCTACACAAGTATAAATTGCAGAAACTACGTTCTGACAACCATTAACAGCATCATTAAATCCAGTAGAAGAGTCAAGTTGAATTGAACGATCTTTTACTTGATAGTGTTCGGACTGGTAGTTTTGTAATTTTTGTACTGTACCACCAGTATCATAAGTATGATCAATAGTCGAAATACCAACTACAACTTCAAAACTATCATTATTAATGACTCTATTAACTGGATATGTAAATCCAAACTGACCATCTGGGAAAATAGTTGTCGTTACACCAGCATGTTCTGCAGAACATGTAAATGATAGGTTCTCCAATTTGATTGGATCATCCTTAATCAATCCATGAACAGGAGCAGTAACAGTTAGAATACCTGTTGCTTTATCGTAAGTAGCTCCAGTTACGTCAGAAGAAACGCCAACTGCAGTGCTTCCCCAAGTAGCATTGTTAATAATCGATCTTACAATACCAGCAGAATGATATACAGCATCAATAGTTTCAGAAGAAACACCAACAATGTGCTGTAAACTTACACCATTATAATAAGATTTACCTGCACCTACAGACTTAGAGTTACCCCCTCTAGTAATATCATGACAAATTGAATTCCAAATTGATCTTACGTCTTCAATACAATTAGTTACTGAACTAACGCCAAGATTGAATGCTGGAGATTTATAATCTGTACTAGTAATATATCCTACCGCTTCATGAGCAATATACTCAACATTCTGCCTGATTAGTCTTGAAGCATCGAAGTACCTATCAGACGCATGACCTAATAGTGGTGTGTATGCAATTGCTGCTGCACCACCAGTAGCAGGTTGACCAATAAAACTTAGGTCAGTAATATGATTTCCTTGACCAACATAAAACAAATCGGAACCAGGATTCTGTGGAGATACCAAACAGTTCCTAAGTTCCGCACCTTCTACACCTACATTCTTAGGTAAGTAGATAGGATTATTTTCTACATAAGTTCCTGGAAGAACTTTAATTGTATCCCCCTCTCCTGCTGCTGCCGCTGCTGCCTTAATGGAAGCAAGAGAATCGTTTTGTGATAAACCTAGATTAGTATCGCTACCGTTCGTCGTTACGAATAATGTTTTACCTGCAGTAGTTGCTGCACCGACTTCAACAACTCGTGTGTCAATACCTACTCCGTTTCTATCTTGACGCAGAAACAGTTTACCATCAAAAGTATTGATTGCGAGTTCGCCCAGGGGCAACTGATCTAAAGTTGGTTTTTTACCAGCTACAGAAGATCTCTTAAACCTAATGATTGGGTCGGCCATTTATTACATTCGGTATGTACCAAAAACAAACAGTATCTACTGTCCTGGTTTTATTTATAAGATTCCTAAGAAGCGTTATTCCTCCTTTTTCGATACGCATATAAATTGGATGGAGGATCAGGTTTCATCCAGTCCTTAATTTTTTCATATCTCTGCATACTAAAAAACTCCTGGGAATTATACCATTCTTCCCAAGGAGTATGACCCTTATCTTGATTACATTCATGGCAAGCGCAAACTACATTTTTAGTAAAATCTGCGCCACCTCTTGCCTTTGGAACTACATGATCAATAGTTAAATGATCTTCAGATCCGCAATATGCACAACTGTTTTTCCATTCATCTTTTATCTTCTGCCTCCATAACCTTTTTGCTTCTCCTGGACTCGTAGTTTTAAGATGAAACAAATACTGTTGGGGCGAAGATAGCATTTCCATAAGTGCTTGCGACTTATGATTATTTATTTCAACCGCGATATTCGATGATATAAATTCCGCTATGAGATTCTATTAAAGAAGTTTTCTTTATGAGATCTTTATTATCATAAGTAAATCTCAGAGTTGCTTCTCTAGCAAACTTTTCGGAAACAAAATTACCAACTATAACAATTCTTGCTTTTCCAATAGTCAGTTCCAAATCATGATAAGTTCCATTATAACTCTTATCTCCATCAATATGAATTAAACGATAACTATCCTCTAGAGAATCTATCTCTTGACTATCTAAAGATTGAATATCAAATTCAACATTTTCTGGACAATATGAAGAGATATTTTCTTTTGTTTTAGAAGATAATTCTTCATCCAATTCATAACCAACTACTTTTTTCAAAGTTGTGGAACCGAGCATTAACGAATATAGACTATATCCATTTCTAGTTCCGATTTCTAAAATGGTGTCTGGATTATAATATTTTGAAATAGCGTAATAATATTCATATAGATCTCCAGAGTTAATATAATCTTTATGATTATCATCCTCCCTCTCAAAAAATACTTCTTCAGCACCAACTTCAAAAATAGAATTTGGTTTTAACTGATAAATCTCTTTCATTTATCTATTGGGTCTTTTTGTTATTTATCTTGAACATGCTTTTTCTTACAAGCTCCGCGAGCATATGCTCTCGCTAAACTATTAGTGTAAGAGCAAGGTTCTCCTGATCTTCCACAGTAAGGACATTTAGATCCTGGAGGATCATTCGGGTATGAAAACTTGGGCATCACTTTCTTTTAAAATTGGTTGAGAATCTACTTGCCAGGAACCACCAACACCACCATCCATATTTACAACGATATCGTCAGAAATTGATTTGACTGGAATGTATGGTCTTAGTTGTTTAGTTTGATTTACATCAATGATGTCACCAGGCAAAGGGTTGAAAACAAAGTAGTGTCCATCCCATCGTTGATTTCTCATACTCATGAGATTGACTGCATCTCTTTCGATACCACAGTCAGCAATCTTTTCGCCTCTAGGGTTGAACACCGAATAGTAACCGTTCATGAAAATTGCCCCAGACCAGTACCAGAATTCCAACCACCAGGACCTTCTTGGAAGTTCTCAGAACCACCTTGAGTCTCCGACACAGTATTCCAATTCTTAGATGCAATTTTATACATCATTTCATGAATATTTTCAGGTTCAACAGAATGAGTTTCTTGATGCTGCTGCTGTTTAACAAGAGTTTCTTGCTCCATATAATCAAGTTGTTTTTCAGACTTAACAGGAGCAGGACCAAACCAAGGATCATCCTCTAGATATGCAGGAGCAGGAACACCAGTGTAAGGTGCATAATAGTTTAATGCATCCTGTGTAAATGCTTCACCTTCAGTTTCTTTGTTTAAAGGACTAGTTTTTGTTTCTGTTTTTTGAGCAGGTTCTTCTTTTTTTGGAAGTACTCCAGATAGTAGTTTTCGAAGTTTCATTAGAATCCGTTGGGTATCTTTTTGGTTTTATTAATATCAAGGACTTCAATATGACTCAACCATGTTTTAGGAGATTGGAACCATGCACTTTGAACTTGATCCCAAGAATCAAATTCTACTGAACGTCCATCATCATATACTAATTTATATCGATGCCTATCGTAATCTAAATTACTAGTATGAGTAAAGTAACGAGGATCAGATTTTTCAATCAACTTTGTAGCCATTTTCAATCAACCATTTTTTAGTAAGGGGAGTTGGTTCATAGTCCGTCCACATTGTACCATTAGCACAGGATTCAAGTGCATTCATAGTTACATTTTCAGTACGTCCTGCCCAGGATGCTTCTGCTTCCCAAGGTTGTGCATGAGGGGGATATGTACGTTTTACCATCTCACGATATAGCATGGGGATATCTTCTTCAGGTTTAATGATAGCAATCATACTATTCTCAATAGTACCTGCCATACAATCCTGTGCAGCGTGCCAACCCTCATGACGCATCACCGCCATCATAGTTCCAGGACGATGCATATAAGACACATTCAGAAAAAAGTTATTACCTACAGTATGATAGACACCGCGATGCCCAACAGGAAAATACTTTTCATCTGCTAGAAACACATTGACGCCGACATTTTCCAAGGCAGTGAGCATTCTACTGAACTCGTCAGCAATAAAATCAAAATCACTATCGGGATGAGCATCAGCAATAGTAGCGATACTTTCGACTCGTTGAACATCTTTGGTGCATTCGCGAAGTAGCATACACCCCATTGCATCCATAGTATAGTAACCCTTGGTGATCTTAGAGTCGTCTGCCCAAGATGAAATTGCGGTTGCCCCAATAACTCCAGTATTTACTGCAGCAATTCCAAGTAGACCAAATAAAAACTTTTTAAGCATCGTGCAATTTTCAGAGGACAAAAAAAGAGGGTTGTTAGACCCTCTTAGTATACCATATATAGAATCTTTCCGCAAGTATTAAAGAGCGTTTCCTCTAGGTAGAACTTCTTCTGGGAACACAAAGTTCTCATGTGGTTGGTCAGTTGATGCCATCCAGTTACGGAGACCTTCATTCAATAGAATGTTCTTAGTGTAGAACGTCTCGAACTCTGGGTCTTCAGCAGCGCGGATTTCTTGAGAGACGAAATCGTAAGCGCGTAGATTGAGAGCAAGACCAATGATCCCAATGCTGGCAGTCCAGAGCCCCATAACGGGTACAAACAACATAAAGAAATGAAGCCAACGCTTATTAGAAAAAGCAATCCCGAAGATCTGAGACCAGAAGCGGTTTGCCGTAACCATTGAATAGGTTTCTTCTTCTTGAGTTGAATCAAATGCTTTGAACGTGTTTGCTGAATCGCCATCTTCGTACAGAGTGTTTTCAACTGTGACGCCATGAATTGCAGAGAGTAATGCGCCACCAAGTATACCAGCAACACCCATCATGTGGAAGGGATTAAGCGTCCAATTGTGGAATCCCTGGAGGAATAGAAGGAAGCGGAAGATCGCTGCAACACCAAATGACGGCGCAAAGAACCAACTGGACTGTCCAAGAGGGT